CTGCTAGTTCTGGTATTACTTCATCTTGTCCTAGACGTAAAGAACTAGAATCAATAGAGCTTCCTACTCTAGGATCAGCGCCTTTAGGATATGGTATTAGATTTCTACCTTTTGGTCGAGATACACTTCCAGAAGTTAGAGGCATTTGCCGTGGTGGCATAGAAACTCTCTCTTCTTCAATATCCATCATTTGTCTAGGAGCTTTAACAGCTTGTACTAGTTTAGCAATTCTTTCGTTTCTAGGTGTAGTTGGTAGACGTCTACTTCCAGAAGTTTGATTTTTTTCTTCTTCAGCAGCTATTTCAGCTAGTATTTCTTCTATAATATCTAAATCACCACCAACATCCATAGTCATATCGTTAACATCTATTCCAAATACATCACGCATAAGCCTCTGTGTAGCAGCCCGTGGATTTCTATGCTTACGATTATATCTTCGATTCTTTCTACGTAATACATCACCCGGAGTTGATGTTGTTCCAAACCCTGTACCGTATCTTTTTCTTTTAGCCATAGTTAAATATCCTTTTTGCTATACGTTGCGTTCCCTAATCCTCTCATAGCTACACCACCGCCACGAGAAAATTTCTTTTTCTTATTACCTGACATAACTTTATCCAATGTTTTATATAATCGTAGTTTATCACTATCTTCATCTTCCCATTCTAATTGTGGCATAGGAACTGGTTTAAACTTTCCAGTACTTTCTTTTAGTTCTGGCATAGGAACTGGTTTTAAATTCTTTAAATCCCAATCTTTAGGATATTCATCAGTTGACTTTTTCTTTTTCTTTTTATCAGACATAATTTAAAATCTCCAGTACCCTAACCGTTTCTGTTGTGAAGGTTCGTCATCAATATCATCAATAAGAAAAGCATCAAGGGGATGATCAACTTTCCAAGACTCCTTCAAATATAAAATAGCCATCACCATTGCATCTACTTGATCATCGTAGGTTGCGTTAGGAAAAGCACTTGCTTCATTAACCAGATCCATTGCAAAAGGTTTATTCGGTATCCAAACCCGTCCCGACTCCAGAATAGGAGTCGATGCATTAACTCTGGATACTTTATCTCTATCAGGATTATATTCAAGAACAGGTAAACCAGCCCTTCTCAAATCTTGAATTAAAGATTGTCCCGATGCTTTTTTCTCTACTATAACAACATCAGGCTCATATATATCATACATCTCTTGTGCAGTACTACGCAACTCAGGATACTCTAATCTTTCACGTTTATTAGAAAGTAAAATTAAATGAGAAACTAAATGTTCCCCACCACCACTGTCTACATTAAGATGTTGGAATATTCCCCAAGTTTGAATTACTGAATAATCGGCTGACGTTTTAACAGAGAAAGCTGTATCATAAGTTTGTAATATAAACTCGCAATCTGGTGGATCTTGATATTCCCATTCTTGAAACCAATACTTCTTTATAATTCCCCCTTCATCTGGAGTTGGATCTTGCATGTAAAGAGATTGCCAATACTTACTACCGTTCTGTGAACGGATTTCAATCTCATCTTTTTTTAATAAAGCATCTGGTTTCCACTCTGGAAAATAAGAAGTACCTTCCGGTAATCCTAGAAGTTCAGATGAAGGAGTATCAAGCCAAGCAGGAATTTTTATAACTTCCCAATTATCAATCTCTACATCATCTTCTTCTGAATCAAAGATAGAATCTTTTTTTCTTTGTGCTTCCATAGAAAGAAGCCAGCCGCAAATATCATCTTCATGATATCTCGTGTTTATGATTACAACACTACCATTCGGCATTAAACGTGTTCGTAAACCAGCAGGATACCATTCCTTAATGTATCTACGACCAGCTTCTGAGAAGGCATCTTCTTCTGACATAACATCATCAAGAAGTGCTACGTGACAACCACGGCCAGCAATCTGTGAACGAACACCAGCCGCTATATAAACACCATTCTGATTGGTCTGCCATTTACCGGCAGCGCGAACATCTGATCTTAAAGTTGTAGCAGGAAATATCTCTTTATACAAATCCGTATTTACAAGGTCACGAACAGCCCTACCAAAATCAGCAGCAAGTTGATCGGAGTGAGAAACAGAAAGTATCTCGTGGTTGGCATGTTTTCCCATATACCAAGCTGGAAACATCTTTGAACAAATTACAGATTTAGTAGACCGTGGTGGAAGAAACACCATGATCCTTTTAATCTCACCTTCTTCTACCTTTTGTAGTTTGTTAGATAATAATTCTATATGTCTACCTATTTTAAAATCCGCAATTAAATACGGAGCCATGATCTTAACAAAAGTAAAGAAGTTGGTACGAGCTTTGACTATAGCTTGTTCAAAAAGTTTCTCTCTTAGTTCTATGTAATCTTGTTTACTTATGACCTAAATATCTCCTTGCTCCTAAGTTCCATAAATCATATATTTCATATCGTTGTAAACCAAATTTATCTTTTAACATTCTAATATATTTTTCAAATTCTTTAGCGTTCTTCATGCCTTCTTGATAATGCATCTCTCCAACTGAACTATAAGGAGACGTATAGTCGGCTTCTTCATAATCTGTTCCAGAATAAACTTCATCTATTATATGTTCCCAATCACTAAAGTATCCTCTTCCCGCTTCTTTGATTTCTTCGCTAGTTGGTGGATCTAGATAATCGTATACCCAAGTTCCTCTCATATCATCCCATTCCCCTCTAGTATCAGGTATCAAACGTGTTTTATGGGTATTAATTTCTCTGGAAACCCCATCTTCTCCTTTAACAAATTCTTTTTTATCAGGAGTTGTTTCAAAGTAAAGAGATTCTTTCCAACTTTCTTCAAAATTTTTCTCATCTTCTGAAGTTATATCTTCATCTTTTGGTTTTTGGTCGGAATAATTAGTAAAGAAAATATTACGGAATACATTTTTATCATTATCATTCCAAATATTAAATAATTCATCAGCCATATTATTTACAAAATTTGATTCATATTCATCAACAGGAATAGGTGTGTCTACTTTATCAGTAATTAATTTTGGTTTAGGTGTACCAATAACTTGTGCTGCTGCTTTACCACCACGTAAGACTTCTCGTCTAGTCATAGGTTCCCCTTTCATTCCCTTGACTAGAGTTGCAATATCATCTAATATATTTTCATTCTCTTTCTGAACTTTTTCAAAATTCTTTTCTACTTCTTCGTCGTTAGGCCATGTCTGGATAAGAGTATCTATTAACAATCCAAGAGGATTACGCCGTGCAGCAGCACGAGCAACTTTACCAACTACCCGTCCCGCTTTCTTCCAGTTTGATTCAGGGGGTAAAGCAGGAGACTCTTCTATAACAGCTAAGTCTCCTTTTTTTGCTTCTTCAGATGTAGATAACTCACTAAAGGTATCTACCAAATCAATCTCTACTGGATCTTTAAAATCTGTAGGTTTCTCAGCCAAAATTAATTACTCCGAATACTAAACCTACAAACAAACAAAAACCTATAGCTGCTATCCATAAACGTACAGCAGTTTTTCCTTCGTCATATTTTTTAAAAATAGATCTAGCCATAACTATTTAATCTATATTTTTGGTGTGGGGGTTTTATTTTTTCCCGCCGTCAACCACTCTAAGCCCAACAGCTTCCGCAAGGTTCTCAATATCTTTTTCAATTTTATCTTCACTGTCTTGATTAGAGAAGTGAGACAGTTTAACCCTTTGCTCAGACTTGTCAACAAACATACCCAAATGCCTCGCAATGGTTTCCATACTACGGTTAGCATTAGTGTAATCATCATTGTCCATAGCTTGATCATAAACGTTTGCAACTTTATCCAAAACTTTTTCAGCATTCCACGACATCCTCCTTAACGCCTCCTCTTTAAGATTCTCAATTCTACGTTTAATTTTTTTGTTGTTGTAAAATAAATTCTTCGCTCTTTGCATTGTGTTCTTATTATCTTTCCCTTGACTATATCCTGCTGCTATGTAAGCATGAAGCAAGTCACCCGTAGCTACACATTCCATAGCAAACTTTTCTTGCTTCGCTGTCATACCACCTACTACAGCAGATCGTCTCAGGAAATTATTAGGTGCTTTATCTGTATCTTCTAACATCTTTGCAAAATCTTCTGGTTCATCCGGTTTCTCATATCGTTTATAACTTA